ATTAATCCTTATCCCAATCTTCATCAATTTCTTGTTCTTCTGGCATTTGTGAATTATCTTTGCCAGCAGGCACTTCTTCTGCTACCGCTTCAGAAATTGGTGCTACCTCTTCTGCAACTGGAGAATTAGTTTCCATTGCCTCTTTCATTTCCTGTGCGCCACTCTTACCAATTAGCAAACCTGCGAGGGTACCAGTAATAAATGTAGCAACACTACCAAGCACATTAAAGAACATCTTATCGTTCTCAGACTGTGCATTTACTGGCTGTGTTACAAATATGAGGGCATAAAGAATACCCAATGTTGTTGACAGGAGAATAACTCCTAGCATAATTCCTAGTGCAAATTTTAATCTAGCATCTAGTTCTGCTGATGTATATCTATTCTTACTCATTTGGTACTTCCTCCACTGTGCTCTCAGTACTTCCATTAAATATATCTGATCCAACTAGATCTTCTGGACATGCCCCGTTTGTTGTACAAATAGGTGGCTTGCATTCTGCCTTTTCCCAGTTTGCTGGATCTTGACAAGGATAGCGATAGTGACCATCATAACTGCATCCAGTTAGTGTTAAACCAAGTAGGGCTATTCCGATTATCCTTAGCATACCCACCATTATAGCATTAATCTTCCTTACGAAGCGGGATAGTGGCTAACCAAATAACAAGGGCAATTACTGTAAAAATACCAGTAATTTGCTGTGCTGTGCCTGTCATTGTTAGCCATGCAATAAAAAATCCAAGGAGGGTAAAAATCTGAGCAATGCTCTCTTTTACTACTTCCCAGGCATAATTAAGTATTGCTTTTGCTATCTTCATTATTTCCTCCTAGTCATGGATGCTGAAACAAGATTTGATGCAATAATCACAGATACTACAATTTCTTGTACTTTTTCTCTTTGATCATCTGTCATATCTTTACCCCACTCAGTTGGACTTGTTAAAACTTCCATATCTATCTCTGTAAAAATTGCTGTCATTGCTCCTATTGGATCTTCTAATATTTGTTCTGCTTGTACCTCAGTTATGGCATCTGCCACTGTGTATGGCATTGGAGCATCTGCGTTTTCTTCTGCCCTTTCTGTAAACTCTATTACCGCCTGTTTAATAACCTCATTAGACTGAACCAACTGTGCAATTAGTTTTGCATCATTTTCACTAATTAATTTATTTAACTGTTTTAATTCTTCTTCAGATATTAAGTTGTTTATGTTATTATCTGATGGTGGACTTACAACTTCTTCGTCAGCAGGTGACTCTTGTTCAGGCTCTTGAACCAGATCTGTTTCCTCTGGCTGAGGTGTTGGGTCTTGTGAAGGCTCTGGAGAAGGATCAGTCTCTTCGTTCCCCTCATCTGTGGTATCAGAATCTGGAGAAGGATTGGGATTATCTGGTTCAGTTTGCTCTTCATCATCAGGGAATCTTGGATCCTCTGGTGTAATAATTTCTGGCTCAACTTCAACGTCTGAATCTGGCAAGTCTGGTTCTTGTGTAGGCTCTGGTGTAGGTTCTGGGCTAGGTTCTTCAACATCTTCACCATTTATATTAGCAATAAGATAATTAAGATTAGCAATATCGTTTGCTAAAGTTACTGCTTCTACTATTGCTGCTTGCTGTTCTTCTACTGTCATTGGCTCTTCTGTTGGTCCCGTAATTGGTCCAGAAATTGGTTCTGATGGCAAAGATATAGATGATCCTGGTTGTATTTGTGTTGCTCCCCATTGTTCTAGTGTAACAATTTGTCCACTATGAAGTCTTACACCTGTTCTAAGATTTTGATACTCAGGACCTTGATAACTATATGCTACAGAAATGCCACCAGTATTAGTTATTGCAACAATAATATTTATATTGCTTGGAGTTGGAGCATCCCATTGTCCGAATGGTATAACTTCAAGATCTAACTGAAAACCACCCTCAGAATAAGATATATTTAATGTATCTTGTGCAGTACCATATCCAGAAACCCAATCCATTGAATATAAGGAAATTGATGGGGTGGATGGATAGGTATGAAATGTACCGTCAGGTCTTCCAAATGTAATTACTGAGTTAGTTGTAGCATATACATTTTCATATGTTACCCCGTCAAATACTATATTAGTTGCTATAGGTATTTGATATGAGGTATCATCTCCACCACAGGTATCCATAGTGTGTACTGTTGGAGTTAAATCACCATTATAGGCATTTGCTATAGTCTGTGACTGTATGTAGTTTATACACTGAGCATAGGCATTGTTTGGAAATCCAAACATACCTGCAAATATAACTCCCACCACTGCAATTATGCGTAGGAATTTATTTATGTTATGCTCCTTATTTAATTGTTTAGATAAACATATTATATCATTATAAAAGAAAAAGGCGCAGATTTCTCTGCGCCCTAGTCTTTAATTATTTAGATTACTTAACTAGAGTAACCTTAGCCTTTGGATTCTTTTTATTCCACTTCTTAGCAAGTGAATTAAATGCATCCTTTAGAGACTTCATAGCAACATCGTTGTCTGCCTTTGCTTTTGCAAGTGCAGCAGCGTGTGCAGCAGCAGCATCTGCCATCGCCTTATCAGAAGCAGCCTTAGCAGTAACTGCCTCAGCCTTCAACTTAGCAATTTCTGCATTAGCAGTTACAAGATCTGCAGCAGCCTTTAGAGCAGCAGCATCAGCAAGAGCCTTTGCATCGGCAAGAGCCTTTGCAGAAGCAGCCTTTTCAGCAGCCAAAGAGGCAGCAAGATCAACAACAGAAACAATTGCAGATGCAGAAGTTACTGCAGTAGCAAGTGTTGGTACTGCAGTTGGAGCAGTAATAGAAGCACCAATTGCAGCAGATCCACCAGTTGCTGGAAGCGTGATCTTAGATGTAAAAAGACCAGTTGTAACTGTAGAAGTTTCTACAGCACCAGCAGTTGCGTTAATTGCTGTAAATGTTGGCGCAATTGCCTTTGGGTTACCAAAGATATCTGTTACTGTAGCAGAAGCAGTTACGACTCCACCAATATGTCCTGAAGCAGGAACTGATAGAGCAACGTTAAATGCTGGACCAGCAATACCCTTTACATAAAGAGTTGTGCTTGCGCCAAGAACAGAAACTGTAACAGCAGAAGCAGCAGTGCTTGTTGTATACAAATATGCAACAGCCTCAGTTGATGCTGGAGTTACTGTCAATGATGTTACTCCAGAAGCCGTTGTTGGCGCTGGTGTAAGAGTTGTGAGCAACTTTGAATTGCCAGTTACGGCAAATGTTACTGGAGTTCCAGATGGAACGGTTGCAGTAAGAGTAAGTACCTCAGATGTTGTTGTAGCAGTATCGCTGATAACATTATCAAAAGGAACATTTACTGTAAGTGGCGCAATAGCAGAGCCAGTGTCTGCAGCAACAGCCTTTGTTGTTACTGCTACTGATACTGTGTTGGCACTTGCAGGTGTTGCAACGATTGTGCCCAAAGTCATGGCTGCAACCAGACCTAGAGCGATTTTCTTAAATGAATTCATTTTTCTCCTCGTTAATTCATTGTATTTTTATATTAGTTTGTACTCATTAAGGAAATCTTGAACATCTTCAGGAATTTCCCTAGTATCTAATTCTACCATAGCCCTTTGCTTTTCTGCAAGTCGAGTGGCAGAACTCCAAGTATGAACATCAATCTCTAGATTAGAGTCCCTACTTGTATGGGATATTGCTCCAAATACCGCCCCACAAACGGCATCTGCCAAGTCCTTTGACTTCTTGCGAGGGTGGTCAACACGATTATTTTTCATAATCTTTAGTTCACTCATCTCCTCAAGAAGCAAAGGAATCATAGGCATTGCGATTCTCTCTTCATAAATCATCATAGCCAAATCCTCATAATGTTTCTTGGCTACTGAAACGGTATCAGTTCTCATTCCTACTGCCTTTAGTTCCTGTTGAATATCAAAGGACTGCCAACGGTCAAATGTAACCATACCAATATTAAAACCTTCTCTACGAAGATTAATAATCCACTTTTTTACCTCAGATAGATCAACGGGACCTTCTACCTTTGGCTCCCACCATGCAACAGCATCGACGACAACAATTGGCGCAACCTGTTGGTAATCTTTAATTACCTGAATGTTTACCCACCGTTCAACATGTGCAATAGCAACTGCACACTTGTCGTGCCTTTGTGCAAGGTCAGCATGAACATAATATACTTTATCAGGGTCTGGCTTAAAAGTCAAATCAATTCTTCTATGACTGTCAATAGGGTTTCTTAACGTCATACATTTTTCTAGTTTTTCTTTTTGTTTAAAAAATGCATCAGACGAATATGTTGGGGTACAAAGAAAGCGCATCATGGCATCTCCAATATCAGTAAGAAATGCAATCTTAAAATCATCTATCTTTCTAGTAGGATTTACTTCCCATGTAGGTCTTTTAAGGGCAAACATTCTAG